CCGCAGACTGTAACGCCGCCTGCCGTGGGTCCTCTGCGGCGTCGCTCTCGTTAGGTACGTGCCAGACCACTAGCCGGCCTCATCTGCTGGCGGCTGGCGTTTCGTCGAGGTGTTCACGGTGGCAGTACCAAGGCCAAGTATCGAAGCGCCAAGCGCCACCCATAGGCCTGCTGAGTTCGCATCTATTGCACCGCTAAGAATGAGTAACGGCACCGCCGCGAGTAGTACGCGATATAGCCAAGCCCGGTTAGCTTCGGCGGTAAACCATTCGCGTGGGTTCACTTGTCTGGCGTGGCGTTGAGCGCCGCCCACGTTTGTGGCCCTACGATGCCGTCGGCCGTAATGCCTGCCGCTTTTTGGAAGCGTTTAACCGCGGCGGTGGTTTTCTTGCCGTACTGCCCGTCTACTGCGAGGCGGCTACCTAGCTTTGCGTTTACGACGGCTTGTACCACGTTTACACACGGGCCCGTAGCGCCTGGGCCGTGGGTGCCTTTCATACATTCGGCGACGGCGGCGAGCGCGTTACCTGGTTGAGGTGCCGGCGCCGGCGGCGGTGGCGCCGAGGGGCCCGGCGCCGGCGTGCCAGCACGTACCCAATCTGCCAACGCCACACCCGGGCACGCGGTCGGCTTCCAATCACTATGCACGCGGTCGAGCGGTTGGCCGATGCGGGCTACCTCGTCAAGATACGCGACCTTGGCGGCATCTGTTAGAACGTCGTCGCCGCCAGCTAAGTAACAGACCGCGTACGATGTCTCGTTACCTACGTTCGTGCCGTTCGCCGCAGTACGCCAACCAACATCGCGGCAGATGAACCTAAACCCGTGCGGACATACGACCGACGTATAAGCAATATCAGACCACCCCTTAGCCATATGGAACGCTTGCCAAGCGCGCACGATGGTGGCGCACCTGTTGTGGTCTGCGTTTTCGACGCCATTAGACCACGGCGATGGGCCACCGTAGTGAGCGGTTACGTGAGCGGGTCGAATATTACGAGACCGAGTTTTAGGCGGGCGGGCGTTCCACTCTGAGCGGCTAACGATAGGGCTACTCACCTGGTTGGCCTTTCGTTTCGGCTATGTCTGCGGCTACGGCGTCGGCGTATTCGAGCGCCTCGTACGCTTCGACTGCGGCGGCGAGCTCGCCGCCATCATCGTGGCCTAGATCGCGGTGCACGCTTTCGTAATCTGTCATGGGTTGAATCTTACCGCGGGCGGGTCTGTGGTTTAGGTTTATTTCTGCCAGCTTCGGCCGCCTCAACGCGCGCTAGCAGAGCGTTAACGCGTTGCTCGTAGTCTCGTTCTACTTTCTCTAGATGTTCGAGCCTGGCGCGCAGGCGTGCTATTTCCTCTTGCAGTTCGTTAACGATGGCTAGCGCCGAGGTGGTCAAGGCTGCGGCGGCGTCTGCGCGGCGAACGGTGCGGCCGCTGAGTACGCCTATTACGGCGCCTATGGTGGCGGTTATAGACGCCCATACTGCTGGCGGTAGTTCTTGCATTACGTTGGCGGTGCTACGTGTGCGCACCGGCCGCGCCACTCGCTCGGTAGCGTTAGCTCGTAGGTAATCTGCATTGTCTGGCTACTGCTCTTAGCTTGGTTAGCGGCTAGTACGGTGCGGCTGTAAATGTTAGAACCGCCGAGTACGTGTAGGGCTTGTTTCACTACGCCGCCTTCGGCGTATGCCAAGCTGGCCCGGTAAAGTTTGCCGTTACTGCATAAAACGGGGCCGTTGGCTACGGTTCGTTCAATTATTGTCCCCGAAGATGCAATAGCCGCGCCTTGGATAGTCATATTAGGGTTTATTTCCGAGCGTACTGAATAGTCGCGCTCTGCCATTGTTGAACTATTAGCAAACGTTCCCGACCACGGCGAAACGCTAGTATCTTGGTAACTCGTATAGTACGGGTCGCCGTAGTACTCAACGAAAGCGCCGCCCGAGTTAAACCGGTACAAACCGCTCGTAGTGGTTTCATAGCTTTGGCTACCGTAACCGCCTACGAGTAGATCGGTGCCGAGTAGGCCAACCGAGTTAGCGTAACCTGAGCCGATTGAGTAAGTAGCGTCTACCGCTTGGGTTGCAATATTAAACCGGTGTATACGGTGGTTCTCTGTTGTATCGCCCGTACATCCGGTAGCTATAAATACTTCGGTGCCGTTCGTCGTTATTGACGGGTTCGTAATGACGCTACCCGTATTAGTACCGGTTACCGCTAAGGTTTTCGAGACTTCGACGCCGGCGGCCGTATAGCGGCCAACGTACACGCTACCCCCATATGTGCCCCACGCTACGAGATAATCGGCGCCCAACGGGATAACCGAGGCCGCGTTTACTGAGGTGCTACTGCCGTAACCGCCGGCAGTCGGTGTAAGGCCAGCTAGAACCGCGATTTTTACGGGGCTAGCACACTCGTAATAGTCGCCTTGATCTGTTCCACCGGTCAACGGGATTTTATAGATAGCCACGGTGCTGTAACTATCCATGATAAGGCCGTAGGCCTCTGTCGCCGTCGAGTTCATACCGCTGGCGGTAAGGTTCTTTGTGTTACCGGTTACTATGGGGTTATTCCAAACGTAGTGGTAACCGTTTACAGGCGTGGATAGGTTACCAACACCATTAACATCGGCGAGGTTTAACGACCTAAACGTACCGTTGCCTTGGGTTTCGTTAAAGTCCCAAACGAGCCTAATAACGTCTTTACTCACTAGGCTTTGATTCTCGTTTATCTGACCGCGTTTACCGCTGGCAGGTATAGTCAACTTCCAACGGGTACCCCAAGCGATAGTTCTACCGGTGCCCCATTCGCTAGCTGAGTTCTCTGCTATGGCCGAGTCGGTGAGAACTACGGCGCTAGCGTTGAGTCTTGGCGGTGATAGCCAATCGGTGTAAAGGCCGGCGCCTCGGTAGTTTAATGAGGCTACATCTTCCCCAATTACCGGCAAAGCTGGCCCCCGGTGAAAGTGCGCACCCTGCCACCATTTGACGTTACGCGCATAGGCGCCACTTACGTAGTTAGGTGTTTCGATTAGTTCGAGCCGTCGGCCTGTGGCGGCGTCGTTTAGCTCAACTGTGTAGGCGCCTTGCGGGTGGCCTAGATCGTTCGCGGCTTCGAGTCTTTCGCGTGCAGTAGTCACTATGGCGGGTCCAATTCGATAGTAAAGCCGTCTGTAACGGCGGTCGGTGCTATGTATGTTAGAGCGGCATCGGGTAGTACGTTGAGGTTTACGCCTGTTTCGGCGTAAACGTCCTCGGCCGCCAGCGCTGTAGGTGCGATGTATGGCGCGCTCTCTGTTATGTACTGCGACGTACCGCCGCCGAACCCTACGCCGCTGGCGCCACGCGTCGATAGCCAAGCACGCGCCGAACCATCGGCGAGCGCCACAGTACCGGTACCCGCTACACGGTTGGCGCGCCACTGAACTACGTGCGAACCCTCGGCGATGTCTGCGGCGTATGACGGCCAAGAGTGCTCTACGCGTTGGCCATTCGTAAACGGCGTATCGTAGTAAAGGCCGACGGGTATGCCGTCTACTGTCAGTTCGTGGCGTATGGTGCCCGAGCCTGTAGCGGTACCTATGAACGTGGCGCCGGTAATGATCGTCGCCACGCTTACCACTGTTAGTTGAATAGACGCCCACGCGTTTACGGTGTCGTTAATGACTTCGCTACCGTCCGACTGACCTACCAATACAGTGGTAGCGCCGTAGTCGAGCGGGCGAGCGCTGGCCGGTGTGTCTGCTGACGTTGAGCGTAGAAACGCTAGCTCTATATCGTCGCCTCGCGGATCGAGCGGGCGGCGTATGAGCCGTACCACTCGGGTGGTTAGGTCTAGGCCTAGTAGTTGGTCGCTAACTTTTACTGTGTCGCCCACTGCGTATCGCTCAACTATGCCTGTAGCTTTTGTGATATCGACTACGGCCGCCTCGTAGCTAACGGTCGGTGCTGAGAGTTCGGCGAGGCGTTCTACTGCTCTGTCGAATAGTGCAACTGCGCCTAGAAAACGCTCGTCTACCCACACTTGTTCGCGCGTATGTAAGTTTCTTGCCTCAGTAAGTGTCAGACCTTGCGCTATGTAGTAGTCGTAGTTCTCTACATAGTTGAGTGAACCCGGGCTAGCTGATTCGATAGTGAGACCGCCAGCGCCGAACGGGTATAACTTGGTAGCTATCGGCGGGTCGTGGCGGCGAGAGATAGCAGAGACGTTACGACCGTATGCGAACCCGGCGCCGTTATCGTCGCCGACTGCTGTTACAAGGTTTACTAGACGGTCTGCAGTGTTAAACGAAAGCTCGTAACCCGTAACCGCCGCCCACTGCCTGAGTACGCTTAGTACCGTTTGGTCGCTCGCTTCTATCGTGTTGGTCGTGGTGTCGATAGGTACTGTGCCAGCGGCCCAAGGCGACGTAGCCAAGATAAGGCCGATACCCTCGGCTGGCGTAGCGGCACCAATACCGAACAGGCCTACTAGTGTGTCGTCGTTTAGCTCAAACCAAAGCGCGTCGGCCCTAATCGTGATAAGCGCCGACGCCGTACCTGTTCGTACCTGGTCAATCTCTGCGACGCGGTAGAACCTGTCGGGCTGGCCCACTTCGGCGAAGCGTAAACCAACATCGGGTATCAGAAACGCGGCGGCCGGGTCGTCTGCGCGGACAATAAACCGTAGCTCGTCAATGCTTTGTAGGCGTTCCTCGAGCTCTAGGTTTTGTAGCTCTGATATGGCGCCTACCTGGTTACCGCGTAGGTCTGATACCCATATAATCGGCGCGTTTATTTCTGCCATTAGATGAACCGGGCCCGCCACTCTGCAGTAACAACGGCGGCGCCGTCCGAGTCCCATGTAAGAGTGTTGGCGCCACTAACTAGCGAACCGAAAACGCCGGCCACGTTGGTAAGCGCGGGCTCTGCGTTGAGCGTTACAGATAGCGTTTCTGTCGTGATTACGATTACGTCGCTACCTGCTATAGCGCCATCGTATACGAGCTCGTCGCCGCCAAGCCCGAGCGTAAACCCGGTAAGCGGGCCCGTTGGTTCGATAGTGATTATCGGCGGGATAGTATCGGCTAGATCGTCGGTTGGTGTGACAGTAATTACGGTCGAGTCTCCGCCAGCGGTGAGCGTGCCTGATACCTCGTCTAGCGTTTCGGATATAGCGAACGGGCCGACTCTAAATGTGACTGAGCCGCGGCCAATTTCTACAAGCTCGGCGAGCTCTGGCGCCGAGGCTAGTTGTACGAGCTCGTAGCGTCCTGGTTCGTCATCTAGTGCTAGCTGGCGTTGCTCGTTTGAGTACAACCACCGGCCAAGTTTACGTACTGCGGCCCGTCGGTCTGCGAACGTGGCGGCAGTTATTGCTACCTCTAGAGTTAGTTCACGGTCGCCCGGCGCCTCGGCAAAATACCAACTACCCGCCCGGCCCGGTACGTCTAAATATGTATCGCGTATCGTCGGCGTTACCTGGCGGGTTACGCCAGTGATTACGAGCCCGGTTATATCCTCAGAGCTCACGCCGCCGAGGGTAGCTACAACTATGTCGCCCATTAGCGGCCGTTCACTTTCTGCCCGGTAGCGGCGAGCGCTTGGCGTGTTTCATCTGCCAGCATTCGAGACATAGTTACTATGTCTTGTTCGTTTCGTATCGTGGCGTTTGACAGGTTTATAGATAGGTTCACTGTTACCGGGCCACCGCCAGCGGCGCCAGCGTTTACGGGTCCTTTGTGCGTTGGTAGAACAGTCTCGCCACCGTGCGCCAGAATGATACGAGGCGCGCCACGTGGCCCGGGTACTACGCCGCCAGTATCGAACCCGAGTAAACGACCAAGACCGCCGGCCGCTTTGCCTACGAGCTCGTCAAGCGGGCCTAGTGCTGAGTCGATCTTTTTACGTAGGCTTTCTAGGTCCTCTTTGGCAGAGTTTACGGCGTCGCGTATGGCGTTCTTTAGACCGTCCCAAGCTGTGCGCGCGGTCGCTGGCAGGTTGGTAAAGATGTCTATTACCGTTTGTACCGGGCTTACTATCTTGTCGTTTATCCAAGTACTTACACCGGTGGCGGCGTCTATGATCGTTTGTTTTATGCCGTCCCAAACTTCGGTAGCTTTCGTTTTGAGTGCGTCCCAAGTCATGCCTAGCGCGGTCGTAAACTCGTTCCACTTTGGTAGCACCGTATTCGTTATGTAATCGCCTACGGCGGCTACGGCGTCTTGTATCTTCTGCCATACATCCGACGCCGTTTGTTTGATCGACTCCCAAGTAGTCGAAAGCCATACTTTTATCTCGTCCCAATTCTTATAAATGACGTAAGCAAGTAGGCCGATTACCACGATTATGGCCGTGATAATTAGCACGATGGGATTAGCGGCCAAGAATGTAAACGCCGTACCGAGCCCGCCAACTGCGCCAGATAGAGCAACGAACGCCGGCGCCAACACTGTGATAGCTACGAGCAATACGGCGCCCACGAATATGGCCGCTTGGATAGGACCGGGCAAAGCGGCGAACGCCGTAGCAAACTTAGATACGAGCTCTGCCGCAGTGGTTAGCGTCGGCGTTAACGCTTCGATAATCGTTCCGAAGCTATCGAATACTGTTAGCGCCGCGGGCTCTAGCGCTACTTTCGCTTTGTTGCCAAGCTCGCCTAGTTTCTCTTTCCAATCGGCGGTCTCGTCTGAGGCTTTGCTAATCGAGTCGGTACCGCCGCTTACCTGGTCGAATAGTGCGCCAATCTCAAAGCGACCGCCGCGGATGGCGTCGGCCATGTCTGCGCCAGCGCGAGCGCCGAACGTCTCAAACGCTAAGGCGTTGGCCTCTGCGGCGGTGCCTGCGTTCTTTATCTTGTCGGTTACTTCGGCGAGCCCTTTTATAGGGTCCTCGCCAGCTTTGGCGAACTTGCCTAAAGCGATACGTAACGAACCCATAACGAGCTCTGTGTTTACGCCCTCTTGTTGAAACTTGCCGAGTAGCGCGGCGGACTGCTCAAAGCTAAAACCAAAGTTACGTAAAGGTGCGCCGTACTTTACGAGACCATCGGCCAAGCTAGTAACGCTTTGGCCAGTCGCTTGGCTAGCTCTAAAGACTGAATCTATAGCGCTGCTGTATTCTGTAGACGCTACGCCAGCGTCGCCTAGAAAGCGCGTAAGGCTTT